TCAATAAACAATTGATTCCCAATTTGATTCCAATAATAATTAAGTTGTTTACATTGTCCAGTATTACTTACATATATATTAGAGATTGCAGTTTCAATCTGAGCAATCAATGCCACAATTTGTCCATCTAATATTGGATCCAATGGACTTGGTGGAGGATCAGGCGGTGGATCAGGTGGAGGAATAACTGGTGTTAAACTTAAAGTGTAAAGATTCTTATATAGAATTTGTAATGCCGTAGTGGGCAATTTAGATATTATAGATTCTACACCAGATAACCATTGATCATAAGGATATCCAGCAGCACAACCAAAGAAATCACATTGACGATATGTTCCTGTATTACCACTACCTAATGCAATATTAGTCAACATTGCATTGGCAGCAGGAATATTTGTTGCCGTACCAGTAGCATTGTTTATTAAACCTAAACCTTTATTAGTTACTTCTAAATCTACTACTGATAATGCCAATTTTTGAACATCAATTTGCATGATATTTTTAACTTGTTGCATTGTAGTTGAAAATGCACCACAAGCAGTAGCAATATCTGGTGGAATTATAGCAGCTAAATCAGTGGCTAATTGACCACCTAATGATTGTACTTGTGGGTTTACACCACTATCTGTATATATAAAATAATATGTCTTACTGGTTGGTGTATCTGCTCTATATTGAGGTACAGTTAAACTAAGATAACTAGTTGGGAATAATTTCTTTGGATCCAATAGATCAGCAAGTGTAGTTAAATTATTTAATTTACAATTTAATTGTAATGTAACACCATTACTTGCACTATATAAATCAGGTCCACTAACTAATTTAAATGCTTCATAAATTTTCTTTTCTTGAATTGGTGTAGGAACATATGCTGGATTAAATATCTTACCTAATTCTTGAGCATCTAATCCAGCATATTGAAGTGCCATACCAACTGCGGGTGTCAATGCACTATACTTTTGCATAGTTAATAACAATACACTTGGTGTTCCAAATCTATGTATATTAGACAAATCAATTACTTTACCACAATTGATTAAATCATTACCCCATAATCTAAATGCCTGTGTAACACCTGATAAATCATTAGTAGTCAAATCATTGATGTTACTATAGTTACCAGCCATGAATTTCTTACTTTCATCTAAACTTGATATTTGACCATTTTGTTGTTGACGATAACTATCGCTTTGACTAAATGCATTAACAATATCATTATATTGATTAAAGTTACCATTCCATAATTCATAATAGGCTTGACGAGCCAATACTGATACAAATCCACGACTAAAGTATTCATCATAATCAGTCATAGTAATATCATCGGCAGGTAGATAAGCTGCTTTATATGTATCAGTATCTTTCTGCCAAGTGTTTTTTCCTGGCCAACCAGTTATATAAGCATAATTACCGTATCCATTAAATATATAACTATACTGTCCACTATTAGGATAATTCTTTGGTGGATAACTATCACTACTTAATGTTGCGCCAGTCCAACTACCATAACCAGGATAACTTGGTTTGAATGTTGTAGGTATACTATTACCTAATGCTGGGCAAACTGTACTACCTAATTTAAGTAACAATCTCCATGTACTAACATTAATCTGACCAATATTAGCCATGTTATAAATGTTTGGTAGACTATTAGTTAAAAATTGTAATACATTGTTAGATGTTACTGAACCCTGAGTATAATTAGTTGGAGTCCAAACACCTTGCAAAGCACTTGCTACTGGATTAATAGTAAATCCACGATCTGCTGATATTTCAGATAATACATTTATCTGTAGTGGGGTATAATTACCGTCTAAACTCATGGTACTTGAACCGTCCCGCTACCTTGTACTATTTTATGACCACAACTAGTTTGTGTTCCTACTCTTACAACTGGAACTCCATCACAAATTACAGTAGAACTTCCGTCTACTGTAACACTTGATTCGTGTGGTGGATGACGTTTGCCCCACGGAGAATGAGATGATACTTTACTAACGTGTAGTGCTACTGGTTTGCCATCGCAAACTACAGTAGATGATCCTCTCATCAACTGTCCACCTTCACTATTCTTATCACCCTTTCTACTTAACGCTGGCATATTATCATCCTCTCTAGTATTTATACTAGAGAAATACTAGTGGTTGACTGAATATATTGATCAGCAAATTGTTTATCAGTGGCTTCTGCTACTGTTACCGTAGTTTTCAACAATTTAATATCTTTTTCTGGACTAACTGTAAACAAGTATGGCATTAAACCTGGACCCTTTGGACCCATACCAATGACTTGTGGATGTGATAGTTTGTAATATGTTGAAGTTTCTTCTGACAATCTAGCAACAATTTCTTCACCACTGGTTAACTTCAATGTAATTACTTCACCTGCTGATACGCCTTTATCAATTAACATTTATTGTCCTTTAATTTTAGTGTTAAACTCTTCTTCTGACATACCAGCGATACCTTGATATCCTCCTGGAATGTGTGTAGTACCTTTAAAAATCTGTGGTACTGATCTGTGACCATTCTCTACTAGAAAGTCACGTGCCTCTGATTTCTCAGAAACATTGATTGTTGTGAATTCAACACCTCGTGTCTCTAGTAATGATTTTGCCATATCACAGAATGGGCAATTGTCTTTTGTATATACTGTAATCATAATTATTTCCTCATCTTATATTATATACTAGGTAACAGATTCTTGTCAACATTTTCGGATAGAACCCCAATCACATAATTAGTACTTTCGGTTTCTTGTAATGCAACTTGTTTCTTGCCAATATTGACATGTTTAGAGAACCATGGTATAGGACTACTTTTTGGATAACTATTTTGATATTTAATACCAATATCTTTAAGTTTATTATAGGCAGTAAAGTCAACAAAATCTTTCAGAATTTCAGCATTCAATCCAATTACAACACCTTTGATGAATAGATAATCGGCCCAAGTTTTTTCTTCCTCTATTACTTCTTCATATAGAGCATAAACTTCTTCACGACATTCTTCTACTATATCAGCAAATCTAGAATCTTCTTTAACAACTTGATTGATGATCCAAGCTGTCCATTCACTATGTAGAATTTCATCTTGTAAAATCAAACTAATAATATTACCATTACCAATATAAATCTTGTTTTCCACCATGGCAAGAGCAGTGGCAAATGATACCATGAATCTAAATGCTTCAAGTGCATAACTGGCATGTAATGCTAACCAAATTGCCTTGATATGTTCTTTTTCATCTACTACTGTTCCAGTTTCTTTAATACAGTTTAATTGATGTAGTTTATCATAGTAACGACCGACACTGGCTGCCATATCTACAATTTCTTTGGTATCATGAATCTTGTTGAATTCATCTTTTGGAACGCCATATACATTACGAATAATATGACTATAACTCTTACTGTGAATGCACGTTTCAAAAAATGACCAATTGGTTACTAAAGATTCCAATTCTGGAATACTGATAACTGGACTGAATACCTGTATCGGGGCGCGCCCTTGAATACTATCCAATGCCGTCTGTCGTAATAAATTACTGGTAAAAATATGCTTAATTGCTGGACTAGCGTCCTTATGATCCATCTTATCTTTCGTCAATGAAATCTCTTCTGGAACCCAAAAGAATCCTCTGGCTGCATCTTCGTATTTTTGAAGTTTCTGATACTTAACCTCTTCAAACCGTTGCACGGTTACCGGACCCGCAGGGTCTAAGAACATTTTTCTATTTAGATAATCAGTCTTTTGACTTAAATTATATTGTTGACTACTCATTTATTATTTCCTTGGCTTTACATTTATTAAAATGAAATCTCTTCATTGGTCCTTGCCCGCCTGTTTTATTACACTGTGGACATGTAACTTTAATTCTAAAAGATGTATTTTCATCAGTCCATTTTTTAATTTTTTGTTTAGTTTCTAATGAATGATTACTAGGACCGTTGCCACCATTGGCCAATTGAGATTTGCTAATATTCATTCTATGTTCTAAACTTTTTGGTTTCCTCATTTTCTGCTTTGTTTCTTCACTTTTTGGTATACCGATAGTTAATAAAGAAGCCCTCTTTCTGAGCCACCCAAATAGCTTATTATTCATTCTATTACTGGTAGTATGTTTA